CACTATTACACTAGGAGATACACTCAATCAATCACAAATTAATGGGGGCTGGACTTCAACGCTTGGCGCTGATATGTGGGGCTGGAACTCCTACGATCAGCAAATAGAGATGATTCAAACCATAACAGATTCAAATGGTTCTACTACTACTCAGAAAAGAAATGTTTTTATATCAGGTTGCAATGGATATAATTGTGGTAGCTATGAAACTTATACAGATAGCTACATACAAGGGATTAATAATCAAAGTGACTACGATATTAAAGTAAGATTTAATTTTAGCGAGTCATCTCAGTCTACTGCGCACAGAGCCATAGATTTGAAAAACCCTACATTGATAGTAGAACACAGTTTACTAAACACAGATCAGGTACAACAATTAAATACAATAAACTCAACTTTTAAAGATACAGTTCAGGAAATAGAATTTATACCCATTGCATCAATAGAAGAAGTTACATTTGAACCAATAATACAAAATGAAATATATGTTACAGAAGAAATAAGCATCATGCCTGTTGATACTGTAGAAGATATAAACAAAGGCATCATTGATGTTTTTAAAATAGAAGAGGTTAATTATGACAATAAATCGGAAGAGCAAACATTCTCAACAGATTTCCAAGAGCAAGAAATTGTCTTTGAAACAAGAGAAATCCAAGAAATTACAACAACAGAAACAATCAGAGAAGAAATTAACGAGGAAACCTATGAAACAAACTTTGAAACAAGAACTACAGGACAACCAATTCGAGAAAGCAATACAGTTGCACTCAGAGAAACAGAAACTCAGGAAGAGCCAAGAAGAGAAGATGATCGACTATCAGAAAGAGATGAAAGACAGCCTGTTGAAGAGCCTAGATCAGAAACAACACAGACAGAAGAATCAAGTGAGTCAGTTGCAGAAAGACCTAATGAAAGCGAATCAGAGGGAAGAACAGAAGAAACTGAAACAGTCACAGAAGATAGGGTACAAGAGCAAAATGAAGATGAAAGAGTTGCTGAAGAAAATGAAGTATCATCTAACACTGATGATGAGAGAGTTGCAGATGATAGAGATACAAGTGAAACTGAAAGTGAAGAGTTGGTTTCAGTAAAGGATATGATAGAAGAAGTAAATGCTACTATTACAAGAGTTGATTTAAGATTAATTGCAACCCAACAAATACTAGCTAAAGCAATGATCAGTAATTTAGATATTGACAGCTATTACAAGTCAGATAATAATGTGTTTAATAAACGAATATTTAATGGTGGTGAATTTTATGAAACGAGAAGATATGTTGATCAGAGAAATTTGGTGGCTGAGAATCAGGGTACATATTTTGACCCTCTCAATGTTTATCAAACAAAACTACAAGAAATTAATGATAAAATTAGGATTTTAGAAAGAGATTAATATGGGTGATTTAGGCGTAAAAGAGTGGCTTGGAATTATAGGTTTACTATTTACTTTAGGTGGTCTTGCTGTTCAGCAAGGCACTATTTTGGAAAAGGTAGCTAAACTAGAGTCAAGAAGTATGCCCGATGTTAAACCCTTGAACGATCAGCTCAATAGTGTGGTTACGAGGGTTGAGCTGATCGAACTGAAAGTTGAAAGATTAGATTTAAAAAGTTCCAACCCTTTATTTAAGTGATTCTCTTAATTTAGGTTTAACCAAACCTTTTAAGAACTCCTCTTTACCTATCACATTATTAAATACCGATATTTTCATCAGACAAGCGTCTAGTTTATCATCAATATTATCTTCTTTAGCATCGACTATTGACACTATATCTTTAAAAATATCATTCAATAAATTACTTTTTTCCTGATTATTTTTATCATTCAACTTATTTATTATTTCACTTATATTTACATCACTCATTTTTTTATCTCCAAATTTATTAATTTATCTCCAAGATTCACCATGAACCCAAGCTACAATACATTTTCTTACGCCTGATTTAATTGGATTGACTTTATGAGTATAGAAACTAGTGAAACCTATCAAATTAGGCTCATTTTCACCCATTCCCGCATTTGCTATAAACTCATCTCCACCATGTTGAAAAACTAATTCTCCACCTGTAAAATCGCTGTTAAGCAACCAGCTAATACTAATTTTTCTAGTTGAGGCTATGCCATCACTGATGTCAGAGTGCCAATTATAGTAGTCGCCTTTTTTATACTCAAGATATTGAATATCACCAATGCTAGATATTTTATAATTGAAAACAGAGTTAAATTTTATTGCTTGTTTTTTAATTGCTGTGCCAAAAATTGAGTCAATAGGTATTCTCCAGCAGTCAACTGATCGTATGCCTTCTTCATTAGAGTTGACTCTAGCCACTGTTTTATCACCTATTTGTTTTATACTATCTGTTAACATATTTGTAGATATATCAGTGGTATTTCTTTTCTGAATAATGCCATATCGAGGGTCTAAGTTTGAGTCAGACTTATGTTCTTCAAAAAATTTATCTTTCATTGGATGTATAGTCATATGGTTTCTCTTAAAAAGGCGTGGGCAGGAAAATCAAAAACCTACCCACTAATGCACCTAAGCGGGTGCGAGGAAAAATCTAAAAAGGTATTTCTTCGGATGTTTTATTAACCAATACCTCATCTACTTTTTCTTTGAACTCCTCTATCTTCTTAGGAAGTTCAGTATTTCTTTCTTCAGGTACACCATTCATTTCATTTTTAGTATGAAAAGCAAGATTCATGTTGCCTGTACTCCATTCTGTATCTTCTCCTTTATAAGCATATACGTTCAAGTCTTTGCCATCAATGTTTATATTTCCTTGTAGATCATATGCTCTTTCAATAGGTTTACCAGTTTCTCTATCTGTAGGCACAAACATTACGCCTACTTCTGCATAGATTGGATAATAATTTTTAGTTACCTGCTCCCCATTGGTTTTTGTTTTAGTGCTGGTGAACTGCGCCACAATAAGTTTCTGACCATATTTGAGTCTTTGTACTTGTTGTCTTAAATCAGTTCTTTCTTCTTCAGGAAGATTGTGTTTCCTAAGTTGAGATTCAAGCTCATTTAGTGCCTTGTTTTCACCCTCTTCTTCGGGTTCTTTAGGCTCAAAATTAATCTTGCCTACCCTCATAAGAAGTTGATCTTCTTTGGGGTCTTGTAGTCTACCATTTTCATAAGTTATTTTAGTCATTATGCAAAGCTCCTTGATGTTGATTTATTAGTTGTTTTGTTTTCTCTACCCTGTAATAGGTTTTTTTGATTTTCTTCTACTGCGCCAGTGCCATCATCATCTTCATTTTTTTCAGTTGGTAATGAAAGCAATGAAGAGAAAAGACTTCTCTTAGCATAAGTATATGCAGACTGTTTAGACCATATAGACTTATTTTCTGCATATAAAGTTATCTCAGACGAAACAGATTCCATAGTTTTAACATAAGTTATTGTAAGCCTAAACCTACATCTATCTCTATGTTCAGGATCACTAGAGTTTGGTACTTCAGTACATTCACTTAAAAGATCATGTTTCAGTAGTATTGGCTCACAGGTTTTAACAATTATATCTATTGGAATATATTTATTCTTAAAATGACCCTGTTTATCCTCACCAAACCCATTTTCATGGATTTCTTTTCTAGCCTTTAGAAGAGCATACAAATGACAATTTGCCTGTTCTCCTTTTTTTATCAGCTCCTTTAATGGAGTATCTTGTTGTATTTGATTGCTCATTTATTGTAATCTCCTAGTAAGTTTATATATAAATAACTCTTTATTGATATCATCTATAGGCGCATCTTGAAATAAGTCACTCCTTATAAATTCTGACATAAAAAAGTCTGTTTTGTTTCTTATACCTAAATCTTTTTGCACATGATATTTAGCATCAAGTGTAGCTGTATTCAGATAATGTCTTTCTAAAAACATTATAAGTATCTTGTTATTGAGAAAATCGTCTAACCAATACTTATCATCTTCTAAAAAAGTTTTGTAGTATGCTATAAATTCTTTAAAGTCTTTCATATCAATACTCGTTATTTACAGCTAGACACAAACTGTCTAACTTGTCACCCATTATGACCTCATCAAAATTAATTGCAACCATAAATTGACAATATGGGTTATAAATATTATATTATTTCCAAGCAGTGTTTCTGATGAAATATGCAATAACTGATAACAAATAAAGGAATAATATGCACTTACGAGATTATCTTAATGTAAAGAATAAGACATTGGCATCATTCAGCAATGATTGTGGTATACCCATAACAACTATGTCTAAGTATAAATATGGAACTAGAATACCATCTAAGGACAATATGGTTAAAATTTATCATATTACTCAAGGCACTGTAGAGCCAAATGACTTTTATTTAAAATGAGTTTTACAGCGTTGAAATGGGCTAGTGAGCAGAATACTGGTAACTCTACCAGTAAACTTTGTTTGATGATGTTAGGTAACTATGCTGATGAGAGTCATTCATGTTTCCCTAGTCAAGAACATCTAGCTACTTTATGTCATTGTAGTAGGAGAACGATCAACACATACATTAAGACTTTAGAGAAGAAGAAACTCATAACAATAACAAAGTCGAGCAATGGGTTAAAAATAAACAACAGATACACGCTAAATATATCCAATGAGAAAATATTGCACAATGGAATTTCCAATGAGAAAGAAACGACAACCCAATGTGCAAATATTTCTCAGTATACTAATATAACTAAACCTAAAAAAACAAGGGAGTTTAAGGTTAGAAGTAAAAAGAATAGGAATTTTTTAGCAGGATAGAAGAGAGGTAGAAAATGTATAACAAATCAGCAAACATCATGTTATTTTTAGCATGGATTGGACTTGTAATATGTTGCATGATTGCTATTTATTATGGATAGTGGTAAATAATTCTGATCTACCCACACAACAATATAATTTAAAACGAGAATGGAAAGAACAATGAATGATAAAAAAAACGAGAAAAATATAGATGGCGTTTATACAGCAAGAGATTTATATACAGATGTAATGGATTTATACGCTGGTAAGACTTTCAAACAATACAATGTGGGTTTCAAAGACCTGCACCCTTATTTGAAGATACTTAAACCAAGTTTTAACATATTTACTGGTACACCAAATTCGGGCAAAAGTTCTCTAACACTGGATATAATGATGAGATTAGCTAAAAGCGACAATATGAAGTTCTTGCTATTCTCACCCGAAAGTGAGCTGGGTGTTAATTTGCAGAGGGTTATTGAGAAATATTTGCACAAACCATTCTCAACAGTATTCCCAAACAGAGCCACAGAAAAGGAAGTAATAGAGGCATTGAAGTTTATACAAGAACACTTTTTATTCATTGATCGTAAAGGTGGACTACCTGATGTTGACTGGATTTTAGAGAGAGCAAAATTTTGTGTAGATAACTACAGTATTGATGGACTGTTAATAGACCCTTATAACGAGCTATCACCTGTTAGAACCCTAAGAGAAGATGAGCATATCAGCATGTTGATTAGTAAGATCAAAAGATTTAACAGGGAAACCAACACCATAACATTCCTTGTGGCGCACCCAACCAAGCAGATTAGAAATACAGAGGGTAAGTTTGAAGTAAAGAGTGCCTATGATATTAGTGGTGGCGCAATGTTTAACAATAAAGGAGATACAATCACCATTGTTACAAGGGATTTTGAGAACCATGTAACTCAAGTAAGAGTATGCAAGGTAAGAGAAGACACCATACAAGGCTCTATTGGTGAGTGTACGCTTAAATTTAACCCTAAAACTAGGTGTTATGAAGATACAGGGTTTGTATATTAGCAAATACTAATGTAAATAATTGCAAATAATTGTAAATATATGTTGACCCATTATGGGTATATGTTAATATGTATATATGGAGTTGATAAAAACTCTTAAATATAACGAGAAACGAGGAAAATTATGGAAACAGTAAACAACAACGACTTTTTTGATTATTCAAAAAGAAAATATGGTGTGCCATCAAGTGAGATATATGGACAGTGTTGGAGTATGCAATATACAATGACTGATGAAATATCAGATTTTATATGTAATGTTATAAAACCTAAAGATGTAAACATTATAGATTGGTCTGAATTGATTGATTGGAATAATGGAAAATATGATAAACGATTAGATAATGAAGATTCTAAAAATATGACAGATGAACAATTTGAAATATTAAGAAGAATGGCATTAGTTGAAGATACTCTTAAAGAGATATATCCACAATAAATATTTATCTATCCAAACCAAAAGAAGAGTAGCCATGTGGTTGCTCTTTTTTTTTATTTACTGTATAAAAAGGATATATGCCTAAAATAGTAAATAAAGATACAGAGAAGTCAGATATGGTAACTATGTTATCGGGTTTAGGTATAACCCACGATCAGATATGTTCTGTACTCAAAATCAGTAAACCCACCCTTTATAAATACTATCAACAGGAGCTTAATTTAGGAAAAGCAGAGGCTAATACTAAGGTTGCTCAAAATCTGTTTAGGATGGCTACTGGTGAGGGCAGAGAGGCAGTAACAGCGAGTATATTTTGGCTAAAGACTCAAGCTCACTGGAAAGAAACACAGACTATAGAGGTTAGAGATGCTACAGAAGAAACAGAAAGATTCAAAGAACTGGCACAAAGAATTCGAGATCGTAGGCTCTCAGAATCAGATAGCGATAAACTTACTCACTGAATGGTGGGATAAAGCAAGAGATAAGCAGATTATCTCACAAAACCCTAAGTACAATATACATCTAATAATCGCAGGAAGAGGATTTGGCAAGACACTTGCGGGAAGTTACGACCTCATTGAATATTGTTTGTTAAACGCTGGTGTAACAACAGCAGTCGTTACTCCAACCTATGGAGATTTAAAAAGAGTAGTTTTTGCGGGAGAGTCAGGACTGATAAAGATTATACCGCCTGAACTCTTGTCGGATAGAGGCTACAACAAGTCAGATAGCACCATAACTTTCTACAATGGCTCTATGATTGTTGGCGTACCTGCTGAGTCCTATGATCGACTTAGAGGACTAAACATCTCAAGAGCATGGTGTGATGAGTTGGCATCTTGGAACTACAGAGAGGCGTTTGACAACCTAATAATGGCGCTAAGGATAGGAGATAACCCTAAGTGCATAATAACCACTACACCTAGACCTATACCGATCATAAGAGAACTTGCAAAAAGAGATGATGTCGAGGTGATTAGAGGCTCTACCTTTGAAAATGCGGATAACTTAGCTCAATCAACTGTTGAAATGTTCAAAGAGAGATATGAGGGTACTCGTATTGGTAGGCAAGAAATTTATGGTGAGATTCTTGAGGACATAGAGGGAGCATTATTTAATTATAAAGATATCGAACAGGCAAGGCTAAACACTCACCCAACGCTACAAAGAATAGTAGTTGCCATTGACCCTGCTGTAACTAGCAACAAAGACAGAAGTGATGAAACTGGAATAATAGTTGCAGGTAGAGATGAAAACAATCACTTTTATATTCTTAATGATTCAAGTCAGATATCTAGCCCTGACATATGGGTTAAGACAGCTATTGATTTGTATAAGCGATTTGAATGTGACAGAATTGTAGCAGAGGTTAATAATGGTGGTGATTTAATTGAAAGACTTTTGCGCACACAAGATGAAACAGTACCCTATACAAGCGTTAGAGCAAGTAGAGGCAAGATGGTAAGAGCAGAACCTATATCAGCACTTTATGAGCAAGGTAGAGTACATCATATGCACGTATTCAAAGAATTAGAAGAACAGATGTGCCAATTCACAGGGATTAGTGTAAAATCACAACATGATGATAGAATTGATGCCTTAGTTTGGGCGTTATCATCTTTACAAAATACTGGTAAAGCAGTATTTAGAATTAGTTGAGGACTACATGGGATTATTTGATATTTTTAAAAAAGAAAAAATGAGCAAAAAAAATGCTCCAAAAATAATGATAAATAAGTTAGATGCCTATTCAGGTAAGTCTAACAAAACTTATAAGTCCTATGCTAAAGAGGGATATCAAGACAATGCAATAGTTCATAGATGTGTGAGGCTAATATCAGACTCAGCAAGTGCTGTTAAATTATGTGTATATCAAGGTGATGAAAAGTTAGAATCGCATGAGTTGTTATCTTTATTACAAAGACCTAATCCTTTACAAAGTGGAGTCGAATACTTTGCATCTTTATATTCTTATCTATTAATATCAGGAAACTCTTATTTACTTAGAGATTCTGAAACCTTTACGCCACCTAAAGAATTATATCTATTAAGACCTGATCGTATGGAAATTAAGGCAAGTACCAGTATCATACCTGCTCAATATGATTATATTATTAATGGAATGGTTACTAACTCATACCCAGTCGACCAAACAACAGGTCAATCACAAATAAAACAGATTAAACTATGGTCGCCATTAGATGATTACTATGGTTTATCACCTTTAATGGCTAGTGCCTACAATATAGACCAGCATAACTTAGCTGGACTGCATAATGTGGCGTTACTCAAGAATGGTTGTACGCCAAGTGGTATGTTGAAGTTTGAGCCAACAGATGAAACTGGAGCTAGTGCATCACTAACAGATGACCAACGAGCAAGACTTTTAGAGGACTTAGAATTTAGATTTCAAGGCTCTCATAACTCAGGCAGACCAATGTTACTAGAGGGTAACTTTGAATATAAGCAATTAGGACTAAACCCTAAAGACATGGACTTTTTAGAATTGTTAAACCTATCTGCGAGAGAGATAGCACT